CCTTTTTCACTTCCTCTCCTACATCGTTTAAAGCATTTAAAAGCTCAACAGGAGTGTCAGGTTTGGGTGCTTCTATATCAGCGTAGAGATCAGGAGCAATAAATAAAACAGGGGCATGGTCGCAAAGGGTGTAATTATTCTGTGGGTCTACGTTAAACATTTCGCTACCAGTCCCAGTTCTTTTATCTCTTGCTACAACACAAGGAAGTTCAATAATTGGAATAAACCCAAAAGGCAGTTCACCAAAAGTAGTTGGAGGGATTATTTCCGCAGGAGGAATTATTGTTAGTTCTGGTAAATCTTTAACCTGTGGCTCGTTTATGAAAGGAGGATTTAATTCCACTCTTAGATAGGCTTTACATTAGAACAAGACCATAAAACCAAAGATTTTCTAACTCCTGAAAGAACAGGTGTTACTTGATGAATCATTGAAGAAGGGAAAACAATTAAAGTCCCTTGCTCCTGATCCTCTACATCTCTTGGTGTAATAATATTGTCGATAGATATACCGCTAGGAGTAATCATTTGTAATGAGCCACCAGTATATTCGTCTTTTCTATTAAGAATTAAAGAGACTGATAAATCTCTCTTAAATTTTTCACTTGGATTAATTGACGAATCAGTATGCCAACCATAAAACATTTCTTTTTCATATTCTGCATATTGAACTGGCTCTATATCAGTAATATAAGTCCCGTACAAAGTTGAACCTAAAGAACAAAGTTCGTCAATTATTTTTTCAATAATGGACTGCACAGGGCTTCCACTCAGGAAGAAACTTACATTAGTATTTCTTCTTCTTGGATCGTTTGCAGACTCCTCTTTTTCACCTTTAAAAACAGTCGCTTTCTTTAGATTTTTTCTTCCCTCTTCAATTAATTTATTACACTCTTCTTTAGTTAAAAAATCTTTTTTATATACATAATTAGCTAACCGCATGATTAACAGTCATTCCATTGACCAGCAAGTTCACTAGCAGCTTTGCCAATCTGCTTTCTAGATTGTCCAAAAAAGATTCCTGCCAAGACTGGGCCTACTATAGGAACACTTGCTATGGCTGGGGTTACTTGAACTGAAGCAGCATCAGCAATCATCATGCCATTGGATTTCCCTTGAGCCATTTTTTCAATACAGGCAATTTGATCTGCTGTAAGTTTCCCTCCGTCACCTTTTGGATAAATTGCAAATTGAGCTACATCCTGTTTATGCGTATATCTCTTCTTAACTCCACCATTAAACGTAGGCTTAGAATCATCAATGATTGTTGTAACTAGCTTTGGATCGTGTTGCTTAGAATTAAACATCCACTCCTCTGCACCATCAGGCTTGGTTTCACTCCTAATTTGAATTGAGCTATAAGGAGTACTAGAAAGTTTGGCGATGTCTGGGATACCTGAGTCCTTACGAGCTAATAAATTTAAGCTCATAAAATTACTTGCAATTAATCCAGAGGCAAGCACTAACGTACTTAGGCCATTAAATGACTTGAACTGGATCATTTAGCGAAAGGGTTAACAGGGCCAGTAGTTTGAGGCATTTTTGGCATTTCTGGCATTGCTCCTTTAACAACAGTCAAAGCCTGATCAACAATTTGATTAGTAATTTTTGTACGTTGTGTATAAAGAAACGTACCACCAGCTACTGCCACTACAAGAGCAGCAGTATTTATGTAAGTAAGAATCTTGATCATGCAGGGCAAGCCTCGCCATTGCTAGGATTATGTGCTTCTTTTGCTAAGTCGTTTAAAGCCTCTTTGATTTTTACAACCCTTTCAGTACTTTCCTTGAATCTATTTTGTAAATCAAGTTGAATCTGTTCTTCTTGAGCCATTTGTGCTCCAAGCTCTGCAAGACGTTCTTGAGCGTCAGCCATAAAAATAATACATTGCTTCTAAATTATATCCTTACTGTCTAGTAGTGGCTTGCCGTTTAAGTTACAGTTGTGTTTTCTCTCCATATTTTAAAACTATTTTTTGTCCATTGTCCGTATTCATCATTGACAGAGGGTTCAATAATGCCTTCAAAGGGAAGAGAAGAAGCATAGTCCCAAAAAGGAGAATTGAATTTTGATTTGATTTTATAATGCCATAAAACAAAATTACTTATCTCTTTTACTTTTTTCTCTATTAAATTAGTGCAAGTTTTCTTGTCAACTTTGTCAATAAATCTGTCATACCCAACTCTTGCAATCCATTCATACAATCCTGTAGCTGTTGCTTCTAAAGGCTCTATAAAAGAATATTGATTTCCATTCAACAAAGTTCTTTCTCCTACAAAAGGACTTGTTGCATAATAATTATCAAAAGTAGTTTTATATTCTATTTCATTGACTCCAAAAGAATCTTTAAAATCTTTTGTTGCCTCTTCTTCAGAAGTTATATCCTTATTGTATAAATAACCTAAAGATAAACTGTTTTCAGTAGGCACGATAAAAGTCCAACCATTAGCTGTAGCAATGGATTCCGTCCATAAAATATCTTTCTTAGGAAGACTAGATATTAATGCAGCATTGATTGGATTTACAATCTTGTTTACATTATCTTTGTCAATAGCTTTTCGGCCTCTGCAATCAATAATAAAATCAGAATCAATTTCTTTTTCTGGATCGTTTATCTTTTGTTCTCTCACCTTAAATTTACTTGAATTTAAAACAAATTTAGATAATTTGTTAGGTGTATAATGTATTGCTACTTCATGGCTAGGCTCGAAATTGTGAAAAAAAGAATTATTAATTACACCCCAATTTTTATATAAAATACCCGTCTTAACTGTTGCACCTATTTTGTTTGCACTCCAATCAAAATTTAAACCACTAAATAATAACTTAGTTACATTTAACAATGTACCCTGACCAACTCTTTCGATAGGTGTATTTTTTGAGTCGTGATATATTTCTATTTCTAAATTTGGAAAATATTGATTAAAATGCAAAGCTGAAATACATCCTGCATTACCTATCCCTACAACCGCTAAACGCACTTAAGGCTGTGCTCCCACCCTGTCCCAAGCTTTTGTGTCTTCGTTCCAAATATAAAAAAGTCCGTCTTCTGGATAAGGAACAGGAGCCTCGTATTGGCAATATGTTGGGTTAAAAGTCCAAGAAGCAGGGCCAGGAGGATCTTGAGATTCCCATGCAGCTTTTTCAGCATCTTGCTTTGCAATTTTTTCTTCTGAAGTCATAGATACTATTTCAAATCTTTCAGTAATAACTCCGTCAGCTTTTTCGTAATAGATCTCTTTTATGTATTTATCATAAGGCCCAAGAGGAGGCCGTTCTGAAAAATGAACACGCTCAAAATAAGCCAGCCATACAGGAAGATTTTTTAAATCTAAACCGGGCCAAGCTTGTATTAAATTTTCTTCAGCAATGGGATGCTGATAAGGTTTACCGTCTTTGATTTGGATGTAAAGTTTTTGTGCCATTGTTATTTATCTACGTTTGTAGAAGGGAAAGTTCTCGTTGTACCTGTTGTTGACCAAATAATTCTAAGGCCACCCAAAGCACCCCTATTAGTAGCACCGCCACCACCATATTCACCACCGCTATGGTTGTTGCTGTCTGGGGAATTTGATGAATCATACCTTGTAGCATTTACACCTGTTCCACCTCCGTTATCCTCGGTCAAGAAGCCCGTACCACTATACCTCTCACTTCCATTTCCACCACCTGAGCCGGCTTCTCCTCTTATTTTTGTTAGGTCAGTATTGTTTGCCCCAGCAGCCGAATCACCACTTCCTCCTGCTCCGTCTGGACCTGTTCCATAAAGACCTACACCACCGCCACCACCACCGAAAGCATAACCAGCACCAGTAGTGTCAGATCTTGATCCGCCGCCGCCACCTCCTCCTGAGCTACTAGAAGCAGCAGACCCAGAGTTGGAACCGCCACCGCCAGACCCACCATTTCCGCTATACCCTCCAGCACCACCGCCACCTGCGCCTTTCCACTGGCCTCCACCTGAAGGTGGACAATATGCACCATTCCCTCCATTTCCACCTCCGTTAGAGTTGCCTCCGTTAACCCCACCAGATCCACCTGAGCCGCCGTAACTAGGAGAGCCTCCTCTTGCACCCCCTGCGCCACCAAAGGCTTCGTAAGTATTACCACCATATTGAAGACCACTAGAACCGCCATTACTGCCAGCACCGTTCCCACAATCCCCTACAAAAACAGGGATATTGTCACCAGCACTTACAGAAAGATTATTAGCATAGCCTAATGCTCCTCCACCTCCACCTCCTCCGTGAATGAGGCAACCTCCACCGCCACCAATGTAAACAGCAGATATATTTGCTGGATTTAAACCAGACGGAACAACAAAAGTGTAGCTCCCTGGACCTTCATAAACTTGTTCTGGTGAGGCTGGCTTAAAACCACCAGCCAGAAGAGTTTGTTGTGTTCCCATTAACTTAAACCTGAGCCAGAAATGGTTGCTAAAGCAGGACTTGTGCCTGAATCAGTTCTATAAATAACCGTAGCAATTCCTCCTGCACCTAACGATCTATTACCTGTCGTTCCATCATTTGCAAAAGTTAAAGTTACGTTTCCACCTTGTGTTATCTGTATTGCTGAAGCACTTGTATTGATAATTGTGATGACATTGCCTTTGTTAAAGACTCCTTGAGGAACTATCACGGCTACGCTCGTTTCTACATATCTATTAGCGTCAGCTATAGCTAATGCTGGCGTTCCAGAAGAGAAAGCTTGCCCAAAAGGTACTTTCCTTACATCTCCTGCTGAGTCGTGAATATTAGTTGCTGTTAAAACATTAGTTGAATTATTAAAGACAAGACCACTAGAACCTCCATACGAACCAGAATTATTGAATTGAACTTGTGTATTGCTTCCTGCTGGACTTACATCAACAGCAGCAAAAGATAGCGCACCAGAACCATCTGTTTTTAAAAAATGACCTGCACTTCCATCAGCATTAGGCCAAGCCAACCCATCTAGTTTGACGTTTCCACTTCCATGAGGCGTTACTTCAATATCACTATTACCTGCTGTAGTTGTTATTACTATTTTTCCATTAGTGCTTTTTATTTGTGTGTCTGTTGCATCGTGATAAAGCTCTAAATCTAAGCCCGTCCCGAAAATTGCTTTAGCATTATCAGCAAACTCAAGAGCATTTTCTGAACGATCAAAAACAATATCTCGGCCTGCTGTTGCACCGTCTAAATTGACATCATTTTGTATGGTAGTAACACCTGTAACAGTATTAGCAGTTGACAAATTAGGGATAGTACTAATAGTGACATCAGTATCACTACCTGAATCATCCCACGTTAAGGTGTCAACCTTAATCTTTCCATAAGCCATCAGAGAATCACCCAGTTAGCGTTTGCAGGTATTGTAACCGTTACTCCAGAGTTTATAGATAAATCTCCAACTGAGCTTGCATTTTTTGCAGATCCATCACCTATTGTGTAATCAGTCGTAATTATTTTAGCGTTTTCAACAAATATTTCATCAGAACCGCCTCCAGTAGCACCTCCTCCACCACCACCTATTTCTCCCCAAGTTGTTGTATATCCTTCAAACTTGGTAGTTTGTGAATTATATCTAAACATTCCAGCCGAGGGAGAACCTGGCCTTTGAGCAGTTGTACCAGCAGCAACATCTATTGCTCCTGTTCCACTCATTAAGATATTTCCACTAACAGTTAAGCCAGTTAACGTTCCAAGAGAAGTGATATTTGATTGAGCTGCACCTGTAACTGTTGCAGCCGTTCCAGAACAATTTCCAGTTACATTTCCAGTTAACGCACCAGTAAAACCAGTACTAGTCAACATTCCTGTTGAAGGATTGTAGGTTAAACCTGTATCTGTTTCTGCTCCTTGTGATCCTGTTGCTCCATCAACAAATAATGGATAGACAGTTTCATCTGTTGAGTTGTTAGCAGTAACAGTAAATTCAGTTGCTAAAGCTGCTGTTCCTGAAGTGTCTTGAGTTCCAGCAGCATTAACGCCGGGTAAATTTATATTTGCTGTTCCGTCAAAACTAACTCCTCCAATATTTCTTGCTGTTTCAAGTGCTGTAGCTGTGTCTGCATTACCTGTAACATCACCTGTGATATTTCCAGAAAATGTTCCTGTAATTGTCCCACCGTTAGTTATATCGTTTGTTCCTAAATTGATGTCACCAGTCATGGTTCCACCAGATAAGGGAAGCTTCGTAGGGTCTGTGGCGTTGTCAGAAGCCCAACCTAAATTCCCTGATCCATCAGACTTTAAGAATTGAGTTCCAGTTGAATCTGTTGCTGGAAGAGTCCAAGTAATATCAGAAGTTACAGAATCAGGAGCTTTTAACGCTAGATAATTTGAACCATTTGAATCTGCTTCTGTAAAACGAACTTCTTTTGCGTTATCAACAATCAAATTGCCTGTCATTGTGCCACCAGCTTTAGGCAAGGCAGCATTGGCTGTTGTAGCAGCAGCATCAGCAGCATCTTTAGCTGTTTTTACAGCAGCAGGAGTAGCAGCAGTAGTAGCAGAAGTTGAAGTTGTGCTATCTGTTAATTGAAGAACACCAACTGCACTTGTCGTTCCAGTAGTGATCTTGCTACCAGCAATTGCAGCACTAGCATTTATATCAGCGTTAACAATTGCTCCAGCAGTAATAGAAGTTAAACCTGCGTTGTCTATTCCTATATCACCTGTAACTGTTACGGCTGTTGCCTTATCACTGGCATTTCCTACAAGGATTTTTGCAGCAGTTAAATCTTCTAATTTTGTAAAAGCAATAGCAGCATTAGCAGCTAAATTTGTATTAACTAAACTTCCATCAACCATTGTTGAGTTGACAGTATTTGAATCGTTATTTGTTATTAAAGTTCCAGAAATATTAGGTAAAAGTATTGTTTTATCACTTGTTGTTGGATCGACAACACCTAAAGTTGTTTCAAATGCGTCAACAGTTGCACCCTCAAATTTAAGCGTTGCAGCATTATTAAATAGTACCTCACCTGTGACAGTACCACCTGCAACTGCTAACTTTTCTGTCTCTAATTCTTGAAGAGCATCTTGTACGTTAGTTGCACTTAACTGACCATAAGGTGTGAAAGTAATGTTGCTTGCTACCTGCCCAGCAACAGTCTGCGATAAATCGACCTCATTCCATGACGAGCCAGCACTATTTGTAACACCTAAAATATAGTCAGGAGGAGCAAATGCAATAGCTGGAGCTGGAGAACTTGGAGTTCCACCTGTTGCTACTACAACATAAACACCATCGGTAGTAGCACTAGCTGTAGGCAAGTTAGATCCAACTGCTAAACCAGCCGCAATTCCAGCAGAAGTAGCCGCCACCATCTGACTCGTATTTGCGTTATAGGTTCCACCAAAGACAAGACTTCCTTTTGTTAAGGTCGTAATCGCTTGCCAAGCGTTTCCATCCCAGATGAAGGCATCCTCCGATACTGTGTCAAAAAGAATTTGTCCTGAGAACTGGGCTGTTGGATAGCCACTTTGAGCAATAGATTGGAAGACTGCTGTAGAAGCATTGCTTAGTTTTGTTCCATCAATAGAATCAGCCGCTATCCTTGCAGCGTCTATAGTTCCACTTGTTATTTTTGTAGCAGCAAGATCAGGAATCAACGCTGCTGTTAATGCTGCTCCTGCGGTTGCGATACCTTTATTGTTAACAGTAATTGACTGATACGTTCCCGAAGATATTCCACTTGTTGCAGTTGATAAATTTCCACTACCGTCAACAGATAATCCTCCTCCAGATGTAATTTGAACTGCACCTTTGGCACTTGTAGTCGCCACAGGAAGATCACCAGCAACTAAACCTGTTGCAGCAGTAATCATTCCTTGTGCGTTAAAAGTTATCCCACTAACAGTTGCTCCAGTAACACTATTAGTAAGAGATAATGCACCTGCTCCACTAACACTTAACCCAGTCCCTACAGAAACACCACCAACAGCAGATGTAGTAGCAACAGGTAAATCACTTGCTCCTAATGCGGCTGTAGCAGTAATTAATCCTTGAGCGTTATATGTAATACCTGAGCGGGTTGCAGCAGTAATTGTGTTATTTATTCCAAGATTTCCACTTGCTACATTTAGCGATCTATCAATATTTGATGTATTTAATTTGGCGGCTGTAATCGTTCCATCAGTAATTTTGGCATTAGTTATAGCGTTAGTAGCAATTTTTGCTTCGGTTACAGCATTACTGGCTATCGCTCCAGTATCTACAGAATTGTCTGCTAAAGCTGCTGCATCAACAGCGTTTGCTGCAAGCTTCGCACTTGTTACTGCGTCATCAATAATCTTGGCAGTTGTTACTGCATCATCAGATATTGTTCCAGCAGATATTGTTCCAGAGAGCTTGGCGGTTGTTATAGCGTTATTTGCTATCTGATCTGTTCCAATTGTCAGATTTGCTATTTGAGCATTTGTAATTGTGTTATTAGCAATATTTCCAGCAGCAATAGTTTGACTTGCAATCTTTGCTCCAGTAACAGCTCCACTAGCAATAGCAGCAGTATCAACAGCATTGTCAGCAAGTTCTGTAGCAGTAACAGAGTTTGTTGCTAATTGAGTAGCAGTAACACTTGCACTTGCAAGTTTTGCACCAGGTATATCTCCATCACTAAGGCTTAATTTTGCATAAGTAACATTTGCATCTGTAATCTTGGTAGTTGTTACAGCATTTGCAGCAAGGGCAGCAGTATCTACGGCGTTATCAGCTAACTCAGAAGCGGTTATTGCATTTGCAGCTATTTGAGTAGCAGTAACAGTATCGTTAACTAACTTTGCTCCAGTTATCGTTGCGTCTGTTATCTGAGTTGCAGTTATCGTTCCATTTGCAATCTTGGCAGCAGTAACAGCATTATTTTGAATCGTTGCTGTCGCTACTGAATCAGCAGCAAAAGGCGTTGCAACTTTGGCAGCAGGTATATCTCCCGAATCAATAAGAGCCGCACCAGCAGCTATCAAATCTTTAACAGTTACTTTTTTAGTCTCGGTAGCACTGAGATCCGCTAGGGCCAATACATCAGTTGCTTGAATACCAGCTTCACCTAATGCGGGTAAAGCACTTATCTGAAGATCAGCCATTGACTACTATCTAAAAACCATTAGCAATAGTTTAAACCTGTTCCTGCAATATGGGACTAAGATTTTCTTGAAGTAGATTATCAGTATCTTCTTTAAGGATGTAACCAGCAGTATCTCCAGTCTTTAAGCGAATAACTCCATTAGTTACAAATTCAATTCTTGTATCTATAACTTCAGCCGCATTAACGCTTACAGCTACATTTGTAATAATACAATTGGCTTCATAATAAACAGTATTACTAGTTTTATTTGGATCACGATAGATATAGAACAAACCGTCAAAATCTGACCCCTGCTGTGTTCTAACAATTAATTGAGCAAGATAAAAAGGAAATTCAGACTCAGCCCCATATTCATTTTTTCTATCTGAATCGTAATAACTATGCTCCCAAATACAATTCATTGTTCCTTGACCGCTAATTAGTCCAGCTTCATATTGATTTCTAAATTCATCTCCAAGATTTGTTAAATCAACCTGCTCTCTACTTGTCGTCATCTCAAAATCTCGAACATTGGCAACGTGCCTATATCTCTCATTTCTTGTTTTAATCGTAATATCTTTTGCAGCACTAGGAGCAGCAAGAGCAATTGCATTTGCCTGTAATCCTTCTATTGCTTTTGAAAAAGAATCAAATAATCTAATCCCTCCAACAGGATCAACATTTATAAACCATTTGCCATCTGGATAGTTATGACCACTAACAAGCTCAAGGTTTGATTCGTCAACGGTTGCTATTTCAACTTCATCTCCTGTAAGTAACGATCCAGAACTATGATCAACACTAAATCTCTTTGTTGAAGTGTTTACATCAAAAGGATCTAACTTCGTCTGCAAAGCAGATTGAAGTGCATCTCTTTTAAGGGCTATTTCACCCGATTGCCCAAAATAAACACCCATGATTTAGATAGAAACTTCTGTAGGTGCTCCATTTGATTCCCAACTAATATCAGCACTTAAAACTTCACCAACAGCACTATTCATTGATATTCCAGTAATCAAAGTAGAGAAAGTAATAAAACGACCATTAGCAGAACCATCAACAATTTTTAGTTTTAAAGTTGCAGCAGTAGAAGCAGCAGCCGTTCCATCACCAGCTCCACTTCCAGCTTTAATACATTTATCAATTAAGTCTGTAACATCTCCACCAGAACCAGCAGAAGCTTGATAGTAAAACAATCTTGCAGTACCGCTATAACTTCTGATTCCTTGAACAATTGTTCTGTCGGTGTCTTCTAAAGAAGTTGTTTCAAGAACAGCTTGTGAACTAGAAAAAGACCAAGATTGAAC